AAGGCGACTACTTTTACTTCCTTAGCTCGAAGGTTCTTGTATTGTTGTTGTTGTAAGCGGTTCCGAACTAGTCGGTCTTGGCTAATCCTTGTGTTATTTTCGACTGGCGTCCGCCAGCTGCTGATCCATGATTTGATTGATCAGTCGCTGCGTTCGACTTGCCTGTTCGCCCTCTAGTTTTCCCACTTCGTCTACCATTCGCTTCACATTTTGGTGGATGCGTTTGGTCAGCGCCTCGGTGCTTAGAACTAACTGGGTCAGTTCGTTCTTTGCTATCCTTGTGAGGGTTGGTACTTCCTCTAGGATAGTTAGATTGAGGGCCGCGACGAGGTGCGGTACTAACATGAGGTGGTCGAGCACGATTTTCTCGCTCGACAGCACCACTTCTACGGTGCTGGGCAACGGGGACGTCCTGTCTTGCAATTCCATGTTTGTTAGAGTCATCTTGGAGATTAGGTCCAGCGTGGATCTCACCATCCAGTACAACAGCCAGTTTTGGGGTCTGATCAATAGTGGTTTGGAGTACTGGTAAGCCAGCAACGTCTCCACTATATTCATTGAGCAATTTGATGTGATCGCTTAGCTCAGATGCTGTGATACCAAGCTCTGTGGCTACGATGTCCATATAGTTTTCTGGATCATCTTGTGGCCACGGGTGTGCTAGATTATCAGTATCGAGTACCCAAAATGGTATGTCATCAAGATCGTTAAAATTGGCAACCGGTTGAGCTTTAGCAGCTTTCTGATAGGCACGGCACCAGTCACTAATGAATGGGGTACGGCTATCAGTTACAAGGTATGCTGTGGTCTTGGCTGCGCCAACCACAGATAGCTTTGTTCTGCGATCCACTGTAGTGTGGATTTTCAGTAAAGTTCTCAACGGGCTCTGAATGGACGCTGGGGATGTCCATGGATCGGCAAACACACGTGATAGGAAAGAAACAGGGCTACCGGCTTTTGCTCGGTTACATACGCGCAAATCAAACCCAAGTCTAGATGCAATTTTCCTGAGTTTTGTATTTGCCACGTTCCCTCCACGGAGGCCATCATCACCATAGCACAAACCTATATCACTGAAAGCCTCAGCTTCAGTGTACTTCATCGATCGTGCTGCACAGTACGAGACGAAAGCATTGCAAATGGTATTACCATCAGTTGTTAATGGTGATCCACTTAGTCTACTGCAACCAGGACTATATGAAATGGTATTTGTAGTTCCTGGTGCATCCAGTTCAGACAGTAGCAATGTGTTCAGTTCATCACGATGCTCAGGAGCAACCCAACGTAGATAGCATGGGAATTCAACGTTTTCACGTATCCATCTTGTTACGGTACCATCAAATTTACTGTAGTCAGTCTCAACTAAGTACTCATGCTTTTGTGCTAGTGCGTGAACATTAGCTGCAATTTCCTCAGGAGTGCGACATGGTTGGTACCAGTCGTGCGTCCTCAACACAGCATCCTTAAATGCGTATGTGAAGCCTGACAGTCGAGTATTATGATAGCCCGGAACAGTGCTAATATTCCGTGGGTAATTTGGTCCATTATATGCTTCTCGTTTCTGGAATGCTCGTACGACGAACTTGTCAATTACATGGAACAGACCTTGGTCATTGCGTTGGCGTTGCCTAGGCTTGTTCTGTTTCTCAATGACGTAATCATTGCTGTACGGCTGTCCTAAACGTTCAGTGGTGTTCTTCAATATGATGGATACAAACTCATGTGCAAATTTCAAAAACTGTGGTTTGATGTATTGGGTGCCATTGGCGATCCTCTGTGGTATATCAATTCGTCCGCGTATTGTTGCCTTGTCATTATTACTAGATTCAGTTGGGAAGACAGCAGTGTCACTGAGTGGTCCGGGTGCATAATCTCGTGCATATTCCTTTCCATTGTCATATGGTATGGTGTCATCCTGTTGGTCTACTGAATTGAAATGTCTGGAAAACAATCCTGGTGAGTGTACGATGTCTGGGGTAGATTTCTGAACACCAGTGAGAAAGCAATGCAAGGTTGCAGACTCATTGTTGTCAAGTTTACTACGGCGTACAGTATCACTTAGTGCTCGAGCTTTCGCAAGAGAGTGGGCGGTTCGGAGGCTTTCAAACAAAGATAGTGGCAATGTCGCTTGAGCTAGTTCCCCAGCAATACCGACACTGATATTAGGGCCACTGTCGCTGATGTGGACCAGACAGTTGAACCTTAGATCATTCTTTGGTTCAATGTGGTCTTCATCAGGGACTTGGTAGTTCATACGGACTAAACGGGTAGCAGGTGCTAGAGTGTCAATTATATCGGTGGGACAGCGGGCATACGGTACAATAGTTGTTATAGTACGGTGCTCACTAAGGTAAAACTGATCAATGGTGCTGACAGTGACAGTCTGGTATAGGAAGTTGTTGATCTCCTTGTGAAACGGAGTCAGTTTTCCAAGTCCAGAGAGTAAGCCGAAGAATCCATCAATAGGAGTCAGCTCACCGAGTGTGTCAGTTATAGCGTAGAAATAGGTTTCAAACCATCCAGATACAATATTTGGTGTGTATATGGTATCAACACTATAATTCCAGATCTTATGTTTCACGTCTTTCCCTCCTTTGACATGATAGGTCACAGTATCGTGTTCAATGGTGAAGTATCCATTCTTTACAGGTCCAGCAACCTTGGTTGGCTGGAATGTGTATAGGAGTACTGGTCGACCATGTGACAGAATTTCATCCATATTAACATAATAATCAACATCAGTCATGATAATAACATGATTGTCTGTGATTGGATCGTTCTTAGTTTGGCATCGTAGATCAGCTAAAGTATAGTAATCACGGATGCCATCACAATCCTTTTCACGTGGTGATGGAGATATTACATATGGAATCATTCCTAACTTCCGAACTACAGCTAGCATTGTTTCCGTTGCAGAGTTTCGTTCGGAGGCTGCGGACTGGTGTGAGTGTCCGACACGTACAGAGCTGTGAACCCTTTCCATTTGTCGTTGAAATCTTGTTCGAAGAGTTGCAGATGCATAGCGAACCACGCGGGTTGATATGTGCTGTGCTGTAAGGGCACGTTGTTTCTTCTTGTTCCAATGTGAAGCGAGGATTTTCTCTTTAACTCGCTGCAATACAAGAACCAGATATAATATGATGGTACAAAATATCAATTCGATATAGTAGCATTCAATAAACTGGTCCATAATCTAATCTATCGCGTCAGATAGC